TTACCTTCTTTATCATCATCAGAGGGCACGCTCCCTTTCGGGGTGCTCTGCTCTGTTTGATAATTTGACATGCATTTATCGCCGCAGTCTAGCGTTAATTTTTCGTCTTCACTGATTTTGTTGTCGTGCCATCTTTCAAAAAGTTCCTCGAATGAATAACCAACCAGGATCTCATTTCTGCCTTCTTCCATCCAATGTTTCTGAAGTTTAAGGAAAGCTTGGTTGTGTATTTTCGGTCCATGATACATCATTTCAATCAGTGCGCTCTGTGTTGCACTCAGCATGTGTCTTTTGATGTTCTTAGAATTACGACATTTGGTCCAATTTACGATGTTTTCAATCAACGTTCTATCGAGCGCTCCTACCTCATGTACTTCATTGTTATAAAGCAATTTAGCAAAAGCACGTCCCAAGAAAGTTGCTTCTTCTAATTTTACAAATGGAACAGCTACTTCCTGCTTTGTACCATCTGTGTATTTCAGACCAATCGTCTTAAAGAACTTAGCGAGTGTAAGATTATTGAACATTTCTTTAACTAACGGACTAACTGAACAAATGAGGTCATCCCCATAAATTACTACGTCCGCATATGCTTCGAAATTTTCAACAGTCTGAACATCCGCAAGATCTAATTCTTCGATTTTCTTACCACTGGCATACCAATCTTCAGCAAGTGCACACCATGCAACGAACAAATACTGCCACATCGAGCAGGTGTTTACAAGGGTTGTTATTCCAAGGCCAGATGGACTTGAAGCTTTCGTTTTGTAGACTGTGTTGTACGCCACTTTAACCGATGTCGTTGCTTCTTTACTCAGAACGTTTCGAATTTGATTACTTTGTTGGTCTCTCACGTCAGCGTAGCTATCATACCAATGGTTGATTGCTATCCACACGTTATCGCAGATTACATGTGGTAATGTTGGTCCAAACGCTGATACGTCTCCAGCAATGATGTTATCTTTCCATCTGAGTTTATCAACAAGTCTTTCCCAATCATAACCCAGACAATTCATTCCTACAGCAGAAAAACTTTGCAGGTTGTTCTCGTAGAAAGCTGCGCTGAAATCAAGAGTATATTTCCGAACTGCATGTGTATATTCGGTAGGTGAACAGTCCACTTCTCGTGGGCTGTCTACCTTTGCTTCTGATTTCAACTCATCTTTCAGAACAACTTGGAAAGCGGTTGGTGGGCACTCACCCTTAAATCTCATCGCCATGTTTCTCTCATGTAGATCCACGACCATGGTATTTAAGAACAAATTCTTTCCAGCTCGCTTATAAGTGTCTTTCTTTGCAGGGAAGAGTTCCCTAAAGGGTATGCCATTCGCTGAATTTGCTACTTGAGGTCTCATGTATTCCATTCCAATAACTCCATCAATACATTCTGTTGTTGTACGCGATTGCTTGACTTTGTATAGAGGTTTGTATTTCAAGATAGCATGTTTCAAGCCACTTCTTGCTTTGTTTGTCCATTTCGGTGGTATGGTGACTTCGTCGGTGTTTTTGTTGATCGCTTCCTCCATTTTCACAACTCCAGGGAAAGCTTCCCCGTAGGTAGTGAAATTGACAGGCTTCTTACCATCTGTTGTTAAAACCCCAAACATGGGTGATGGTCTCAAATCAGTGAAAGTAACGTGTCTTATTGGTTCTTTCAAAGATGCTTGAACTGAGATGTAAGGCTTAAGCGCCAGCATCGGATCAACTTTCGTCGTTGTGTCAAAGTCTTCTGCATAGAGATAGTTAAGATCAACAACCTCACTTTCTTTAACACTTTCAATTCCTAAAAGGTCTTGTAAGCATTCTCGTGTGATACATTGAGCAAAGCCATATCTTTGCAGAATTTTTCTTGGTCCTGAAGCTACATGGAATCCAATGATCTGTTTGTGAACGCCGTCTATCAATGCTGACATACAGCCTCCATTATACAGTTCATAATCAACTCCAACGTTGTTAAAATCATATTCCCACCCAGAAATGAAACGCTGACCCTCGTTATAATAACAAGTGTGCATCGTTTCACTTATGGGTAGACCCATGATCGTTCGTGTGCTTCG